GAGCAAGCGGTGGAAGCAACAGTCGAAAAGCATTGAAGAAACGGAAAGAAGCAATATGGCCAACACCAACAACTCCTTCGGGGGGGGCAATGCTGGCGGTTCGGGAGCGCACAAAAACGCACTCAAAAATGGGACTTACATACCATCTTCAATCAACCCGAACCTGTACGAATGGCTGATGGGGTGGCCGCAAGGGTGGACAGACTTAAAGCCATTGGAAACGGACAAGTTCCACAAGTGGCAGCAATTGCATGGGAATTATTGATAGAAAGATTAAATGAGAGAAATTGATCCAAATAAATGTATAGACTTTATACTAGAGAACGCAGGTAAATATGCACAAGCTAAAGGCGAATTGGCGCAACTTGAGGCGTTCAAAAGTTCCCTCAAAGCTATTAAAATGGCACAAACTACTGAAACTTCTCTCGGGGCGCAGGAGCGTGAGGCGTATCGAAGTCAAGATTATCAAGACCTGTGTAAGGCCATTGGTGCGGCTACGGAGAACGCAGAGAAATTAAAATGGGAACTAGAAGCAGCCCGTTTACGCCACTCTACATGGCAGACTTTAGAAGTATCAAACCGTAATCAAGATAGGATATTAAAATGACAACTCTCAAGCTAACCGAAGAATTTTTAATTCTTAAACTATTGTGCAAGATGTATGACGAATCACTTAAATCTGCAAATCCAACACAGATGCTTGAATTAAGCGTAGACATTGCTGAATCAGCAGAAAAATTAGAACAGTTGACTGTAGACTATTTGAATGGCCACTAAACTTGAGAAACAAAAATACAGAAAAATCGCTGAACTGGGATGCTCATTATGTAGGCATCTCCAGCTTGGTGAAACGCCAGCAGAATTACATCACATTAGACGAACTGGCAAAAGAAGTAATGCCCCTGTTATCCCGTTATGCCCGTACCACCATAGAGGATCAAATACCAGTATTCACGGAATGGGTCGTAAGCGGTTCGAATTGGAATACCAAATCACGGAAGAAGAACTGCTTGAACAAACGGAGAAGCTAATTGAGTAGTTGGCTAATTATCGTTACTGGTCTTATATACGCTTACATCGGTTTAGAGCAAGCATTTAAAGGCAATATGCCTATGGCAGTTGTATATACAGGCTACGCTTTTTCTAATGTTGGTCTGTACATCATGGCAAAATAATGTAAAATGGTGCATTGCAACATTTAATAGGAGATTGCTATGTACGAAGATCAATTTAAAAAGTTTGAAAAATTTACCGAACAAACCATGCAAATTTATGAATATTGGATTGGTTTTTTTATTAAATCTTTAAAACACTTTAGCAAGTAATTAAAGTTCGTGTCCGTCAAACCCTAGTTCTTGGCCCACAAGCATCTTTCTACGCTTAAATGTAGCATCATGCAATGTCCATTTTCCTGACTTATGTCTAGAACAATGGATCATTTCGTGGGCCATTGACCTAGTAACCGTATCGTAATGACCGCATCTTGCCTTAGAAATACAGAAGATATGTGGCTTTGCTAATGATTCATCGTACTCGTAGGTTGCCATAACCGAGTGATCGTCTACTATCAAGAATCGACAAAGTTCACTAGGCGGTAAGTCCCATTTCAAAAATGGGTGACACTTGGCAAGCGTCAAGTAGATTCCTTCAAGCACCTTTGGCGTGATCTTCATACTGGGTGTATTTTTCCGCGAAATTCAATTTCATCTTCACCAAAAACCCTGATAATTTCAGGCTGCAATAATTGCCCACGCTCAAAGGTCAGCATTACAAATCCCGAGTTCCAGTCTTTTGGCGTATCTTCTGTGTACCGAAACTGTGGGCCATTAGGATCAGCTAAAGTACCTGTTTGTATGCCGTATCTTGTACCGTTGTAGTCATTAAAAGGGATAACAGATAACACATGGGTATGACCTGTAGCCATAGATACACCAGCGTTGACTGTGTTATTTCTTCCACCAGTCCAGCCACCCTTCCAGCGATGCTTGATGATGACATCCTCGTTGCACCATACAGACCAACAACTTTGCCATGCAGGGAAATAATCTTTAAGACAAGTACCGCGCACACCTTCAAACGCAGGTAGGTTATTAACCACGCTGGCAAGCAATCGCTGGTCATGGTTACCCATAGGCCAAAACAATTTTGCGCCCCTTGCAACGGCTTCTATACCGCCTAGATAGTGCTGACAGGCTTCAAGTTCTTCTTTGACACTAGGTAGCTTATCAAAGTCCATACGAGGATGGCGGCTAATACCAGCACCATCAAAGGCATCGCCATTACAAATAATAGCAGTCGGCTTAAATTCTTTAATAGATTCAATAAGAGCCTTGTAAGCTGTAGTAGTAATATCAGGCCAAAAATGGGCATCACTAAAAACAATAACACGACCTTTTTCAACATCAATACCCCTTCTAGTATGGCCTTCAGTTTGTTCTATCTTTTTGACTATGTTAACTCGTTGGTCATTAAATGTAGGTAATTCAATGCCGTGCCGCGTTTCTATGGAACGCCTACGGTTATAAACAGACCTGACATCTTGCTTGTGCATTTCGGCAAACTTTTGAGGGCTACCTATCTTCTTCCATTCGCTAATAAAATCTTCATCAGACAAGTAATAAGAACCCATACACAGCCTTTATAATGGTAAAGTTAGCCAATACTAATCTATTTTAATTGAAAATCAATGACATACGCACGAATTGATACCAACCACAAAGAAATAGTTAAAGCCCTGCGTGAAGCTGGTGCTACAGTTGTTTCTTTAGCCGCAATGAAGCACGGTTGCCCTGATTTATTGGTAGGTTTTAATAACGAAACCATACTGATGGAAATCAAAAAAGACGCTAAAGCCAAATTTACCCCCGATCAATTAGATTTTATTGGTAAATGGCGAGGTGGTGCTATATGTCGTGTGGATAGTGTGGATGCCGCGATAAGAGCGTTAGGAATTACTAGAAAAGTGTTATAAAATAACGCAAAAGGAGCGTTTTATGGAAAACTCGATGGCGTTGTTTCTTGCAACCTTGCTGCATTCAGGTACAAACGCACACTTTTTCCATTGGGCTACCAAATCCTACGCTAAACACAAAGCACTTGGCCATTTTTACGAGAACATTATCGAAGCCACAGACCAGTTGGCGGAAACCTACTTTGGCATCTACGGGCAGATAACCCAGTTTCCGTCTACCTACCATATGCCAACAGAGCCGCTAGCTTATATGCAATCATTACAGCGTTTCGTTAAAGAATCGCGCTCAGACTTGCCACAGGATTCAGAAATTGTGCAATTAATTGACAATATTGCCCAAGAGATTGACACAACTATCTACCTACTTAAATTTAAGGCCTAATATGTTAGACAAATCAGGATCAGCCGAATCAGTCGGCAAAAACATTAAAACCGAAGAAAAAGCTGGCAAATCTAAGAAACAAGCCGTAGCTATTGCCTTGAATACTGAGCGTGAGAACGCTAAAGGTGGCCGTAAAGCCAAGCTAGAAGAGCAGTACGCAAAGTACATTGAGGAAAAATAATGAAGCACATGGATCGCAAGTACCCAAAAGAAAATGCAATGCTGCGCGAGCATAAAGAAACTACTTTTGAAAAGAATCAGGCTGACCGTTTAGCCCGTAGGAAGATGATTGCTAACAAAGTCAAAGATTTGGATAAAGAGGTTAAATAGTAGTAGAATTAACTTATCTTAATCAACTACTTGGATAAGGTATGAGTAATAAACAACAAACAAATAATCCTAAAGGTAGACCTAAAGGTAGCCCTAATAAGTCCACAGCAGCCGCTAGGGAAGCGATAGCACAGTTCGTTGATGGTAACGCACACAAGATGCAAGAGTGGCTAGAACAGGTCGCTATTGGCGTTAAAAACGATGACGATAAATACATTGTTTTACCTAACCCTGAAAAAGCATTTGGGATGCTTCAGTCTGTAATGGAGTACCACCTACCGAAGTTAGCCCGTACCGAGCATTCAGGCGATGAAGATCAGCCAGTCAAGGTCATCCACGAACACAAGTTCCTAGATTGAAAGAGTTAGTTAAAAAGTACGAGTACCCCTACAAGGCTAGGGAAGCGTTTTTAGACTTTCACAGGCGTAAGGAACGCTGGGCTGTGTTGGTTTGTCATCGTAGAGCAGGTAAGACCGTTGCTACCATCTGCGACACAATACGCAGGGCAATCACCGAGAACAAAGAGAGTGCAAGGTACGCTTATATTGCACCATATTATGCCCAAGCCAAGAATATCGCGTGGGACTATCTACTAAAATTTGCAGAGCCAGCTATTGTTAAGGCTAATCAATCAGAATTGTGGGTAGAACTTGTCAACGGATCAAAAATTAGACTGTTTGGTGCTGATAACCCTGACGCTTTG